TACGACAGTGAATGATATTACCGACAACATCAGTACCATCCTTGTCTTTTTTCTTAGATAGGAATACGATTTGAGATGCTGCATATTTCAAACCTGCACCACCGCCCATATCTTTCATCGGCATATAAGAACCGATCACATCAAACACATGATTCGTTACCAGCATAGGTGCACGAGCCTTAGCAAGTTTCAGCGAAAGCGCACGGAACGTACCGCGCAGCAACTGAGCGCGAGTCATATCACGAGTGTCTTTACCATCAGCAATATCTGAAACCTCTTTTTCAGTAGAAAGCTGACCGAGCGAGTCGAGTACAAATAAAATAGGTGGTCGATCTTCTGATTCTAGATATCGATCGAGTGTACGCATCACGTGAGTTCTGAAACTTTGAACTGTGGTCTGCTCCGAAACGATAACTCGGCTGGTATCAATACCACGATCAGTCATCATATCTTTTGTAACAGCCGCTTCGGTATCATAGTAGAAAACACCACCGTCTGGATTATCCATTAGAAATTGGCGAACAATACCCAAAACAAAGAAAGTCTTACCAGTCGCCGACTCACCAGCAAACGCAGTAATTTTATTGTTCGGTGCGCCACCATATAAGCTGCCCGTGAGAGCAGCGTTCAGGATGTACGAACCTGTATCTATCGCTCCGGAAAACTCCGAAGAGTGTAAACCATCCTCGGCGATGTGTGTATCAACATCACCAATATCCTTAACCATCTGACGAAAAAATTCACTCATATCGACTCCTGTATGCTAATGGAATATTATCCCAAGGATTTATACCCAAGGAAACTCTCTCACCTTGAAACTCATTTACTAAATGCAACATGTGTCTTTCAAATATAATCAATCTCCTTTCCCTCGGTGATATCGATGCACCATCTTCGGGAAATACAAGTTCACCACCAGTTCCTTTTGCTGCAATATAATACACCAACCCAATCAAAGGAAAAACTTGCTCTTCTGTTTTAAAAAACAAATCCTGATCTTTGTCGCGATGCGGATTAAGCACAGTTCCATTATAGTGCATTTCATAACCAATGTGATTGCCATAATCTACATATTTTCTAGACGAGGATATAATCTTTTCGACGAAAGCATGTGTATCTCGTTTAAAATAACTGTCGTGATCGGGAAACATATCCGATTCATATTGTCTCAGTATTTCAGCATGGTCATTCTTACTAAAGAAATCATCAATCACAATTATCATTTTTCTTTTTGTATCGTAACCTTCTCAGTTGTTTCCCAATCCTCACCGCTGACTATTTCAGCAGGATCACCTTTCCAGCGTTCTGTACCTTTTCTCATTCTACGTTTGTTTCTTCCTTTAAGCAATGGAGAAACCGCTTTTGTTTTAGGTTTTGCAGGAGCAACATCTATACCACCTGCTGCGACTATCAGGAGTATTGCGAGTGGATCAAAAACAATCACGAGCAATATAATAACACCACGAACTGCCTCATCCATCATTTCCTTAGATTTATCACCATAAATAAATTCAGCAATATATTTTATTGGTCCAACTTCTGCTTCAAACTTGAGCTGTTGTTTTTTAAGAACCAGCTTCTTATCGCGCAGTTTTGATATTTCATTTGCTGTAGAATCGATCAAACTATTGAGCTGATTCCTCTCTTCGGTTTGTGCTTTACGAGTTGCAATAGCACCGTCTTTACCACGAATCCTGTCATAGTTAATCAGAGTTTCTACAGATTTATCGAGTTGCTCAATAACACGATTGGCATCATTGAGTTTATTTTGCTGGCGTTTTATGCGCTGGTCAAACATTTGTATTTGTAAAGTGTTGTCACCGCTCCCAAGCGTCTGGTCGATATGTGCTTTCGATAAATACCCAAAGATCCCCATACTCGTAATAAGCATGAGGATTATAATAG